AAACATTGTGGCTTTACTTTCGTTAGTCACATTACCTAGACCAACCTGACTTGGAGTTATTGAAATATTTGCGGATCCGTCAAATGAGTTACCAGCAATCGTTACCGGAGTTGCTAGTTTAGTTGCAGTTGTTGAAGCAGTTGAAGTGGCTGCATTTCCTAAAAGGATAAATGTTTTTATTAAATCTACTGTAGTTTGTTTACTAGTAGAAGCTCCGCTAGTATCTACTACTGATACAAGTGTGGAGCCAGCGACAACAGTTAGAGCTGGTAAATCGGATACTTTAATGGCCATAGTTTATCCAATTACAAATGTTAGTGGAGTGCCGCCTGGGACATAGTCGTATATTTCTTTTTCAAGTTTCTCAACTTCTTTATCGCCTTCGGCTTTTAATGCAGCACCGTTAAGTTGAATGCCAGAACCACCTGGACCTGCAATACTTCCAAACTTGCTGCGAGCTTCGCCTAACATCAATTTACATACTGCAAGGGTATAATCATATAACCATTGTTTTGCATAAATGTCTTGTAGTAATATAAAATCAGGACGATAGTTGTGTGTACGTAATAGTACTTGTTCGCCCTGAGCAAAAGGACGTTGCAATACTGTTAGCATGTGATTACTTTGACGCCATTTAAATTCAATATATGCGCCAAACATACGACCTACTAATTTTTGATATCCAGCAAACAATTCGTATGTTGCTAGGCCGCCCATCATACTTCCTGACATCAAATAAGTATTTGTATATGCTAAATTAAATGGCTCAAATAACGTGCCGCCTGCGCCGTTACCACTGCGCGATCCCACAGCACGTCTAAAAATACTTTGAACTTCTATAATTTCATTTGGCAAGCGATATTCGTTCACATCTTGCTGTAATTCTAAAAACATGTAGCTTTCTTCTACAGAATTACTACTGCGTTGACGTAGTTTAGTAATAGCACGATCTAAAGCTATTTCGTAGTGTTTAGGATCGAGTTCCACTTCAACCATGCCATCGGCCAGCATTGTTTTAACGTAATCAAACACTTTATTACGCTCTATTGTACTGTCGGATTCGCCTGGATTTGTTGGGTAAATATCTGCCATTATAAGTTCTCCTAGTATATTTATCTTACGATAAATATCATTATGCCACGTTTATCATTATACAAACCCGAAAGAGGGCAAGACTACAAGTTCATGGATCGTCAAATTTCTGAGATGTTTCAGGTTGGCGGCACGGATGTGTACTTGCACAAATACCTTGGCCCTAAAATAGCCACTGAAGGTACCGCAGATCAGCCTATATATGATGCTGTTAAAGAAACAAATATTCAAGATTTGTTATTTTTAGAAAACAGAGATAGAAAATACAGCGAAGAAATTTATAGAATTCGCGGTATTTACAATGTACAAAATATCGATTTTAATCTAAGTCAGTTTGGTCTGTTTATTGACAACGACACAATTTATATGACAGTTCATATTAATGATTTTGTTACATACATAGGCCGTAAACCACTAAGCGGTGATGTATTAGAATTGCCGCACCTACGTGATAACTTTGCCTTAAACGAATATGAAATTGGTTTGCCACGTTATTATGTAATTGAAGATGTAGGCCGTGCTAGCGAAGGATTCAGTGCTACATGGTATCCACATTTATACAGATTACGTCTTAAAAAGATTACAGATGCTCAACAATTTGCTGACATTCTTGACAAACCAGCAATTGATGCTAACGGTGATCCTATTGACAAAACATTGCGTGATATTTTAAGTACTCGCGGCGCTGAATTACAAATTAACGATGCTGTAATACTACAAGCAGAAGCAGACTCTCCAAAGAGTGGATATGAAACTCGTCAGTTTTATACTTTGGCGGTGGATGAACAAGGTAAGACTACTTTAAATACAGCAGATAATACTACAGAGCTTGATGCAAGTGTTGCGTCTATTACTGCGGCAGAGTCTTTTAAAAGACCTGTTAGAACTGGTTATACTGGATTTTTAGTTGGGGATGGATTTCCGCAAAACGGATATGATTTTGGCCACGGTATTCAGTTTCCAGAAACAGCAGGTCCAGATGATTTCTTTTTACGTACAGATTTTATGCCTAACAGATTATTCCGATTCAATGGATCTCGATGGGTAAAAGTAGAAGACGCGGTACGTATGAATATGACCAATAATGATACTCGTCAAACTCATACTACAGGATTTATCAATAATACAACACATATCTATAACGAGGCAGTTGCTATTGACTGGATTGATATTGAAAAAGATGTTTCCATCTTCAATACAAATATCAACTATCCAGCTACTGCATTGTACCTAGTGTTGAAATTAGAAACAACAGAGATTGCTTATACTATCGCAGAACATGTTGGAATTATTACTGATGTTGGCGGGAAAATTCGTATTACATTACCCGTTATTAATACTGAGCAACAGGCGATTCCATACACAGGTACTTGGAAACTAAGCCTATGTAATAACCGCGAAGCACAACGACAAAGTTTATCAAAAGCTCTTAGACCAAAGGCAGATTTATAATGCAACATTTTTATGATGGACAGATAAGACGATATATTACACAGACTATTCGTGTGTTAAGTAATTTTACAGTGAGATACGGTGACGGTACATTAGTGCGTGTTCCAGTTATGTACGGCGATGCTGATAGACAAGTTGCTAGTATTATTCGTCAGAATAGTGAAAATAAAATTAATAGCGTTCCACGCATGAGCGTTTACATTAGCGGGTTGGAATTAGATAGAAATAGACTAGGCGATCCTAGCTACGTTGGAAAAGTTCATGTTCGTGAACGAGAAATTAATAATTCAAATCCTGCTAATCCTGTCTATACTACTGGTCAAGGACGCAACTATACTGTAGAACGTTTAATGCCGACTCCGTTTAAACTTTCTCTTAAATGCGATATATGGACTGCAAATACTGAACAAAAATTACAACTAATGGAGCAAATACTAGTACTGTTTAATCCAAGTTTAGAATTACAAACAACTGACAACTACATTGACTGGACTAGTCTTACTATTTTAAATTTAGGACAAGTTAACTGGTCTAGTCGTACTGTTCCTGTAGGCAACGACACGCCTATCGATATTGCTTCATTAAATTTTGATACTCCAATTTGGATTAGTCCTCCTGCAAAGGTTAAACACCTTGGCGTTATTACAAAAATTATTACTAGTCTTTATGACGGAGCAACTATAGATAAAAATACTTATATAGAAGGACTAGGACAACCGCTTGCTGGGTCCGAAACTAATATGGGGCAAATGCTTACCCGTGACGTTGTAACAATTACAGACTATAATATTCAAGTATATAATAATCAAGCAATACTGTTACACAAAACTGAAAGCAGTATTCCACGCGAACCTACGTTGGACATTCCAGTAAGACAAGGAACTCCAATCGACTGGGAAAGTGTATTTCAAAAATATCCTAACAAATATACAGCAGGTTCTAGTAGTTTATATCTTATTCAACCCAATGGCACAGAGATAGTAGGAACCGTTGCCATTAGTCCGTTAGACCCAACAATTTTAACAGTTTCTTGGGATTATGATACCCTTAATACTAATACAGGAATTGATAGTAATGGTAATTTAGATACCGATCCAGGGTACAATGCTGGCGCAAGTTATCGTTCTAGTAGCACTGGCACGTTTGACGCTATTATTGACCCTCAAAAAGTATATCCGGGACACGGCATGCAAGACGTTAATGCAGGCGATAGATTTTTAATTATTGAAGATATCGGTTCCGAAATTAACACCGACGGTCCTGATGCATGGAAATCTACAACCAATGTTGATTTTGTTGCTCGAGCTAACGACATTATCGAGTGGACTGGAACAGCATGGAATGTGATATTTGATGCTAACCAAGAGTCAGACACCTTGCTCTATCAAACGAATATATATACAGGAGTACAGTATGTATGGAATGGCGTATTTTGGGCCAAGTCGTTTGAAGGTGAGTATAAGGCAGGTGCATGGAGACTAGATCTTTAACAGATAAAATTGTGTGTAGCGGAGCATTATTCTACGCTAAATCAACACGAAGATTTTTAATGTTACAGAAATCTCAAGGTAAACATGCAGGCACCTGGGGGTTAGTTGGCGGTACTAATCTACAAAATGAAAACCCTTGGCAGGGTCTACAACGCGAAATCCAAGAAGAAATTGGATTGATGCCTGCGGTTATTAAAACAATCCCCTTAGAAACATTTGTCAGCAATGATAAAGTCTTTAATTTTCACACTTATTTGTGTGTAATACAAGATGAATTTGTCCCTATACTCAGCGACGAACATTGTGCATGGGCCTGGTCAACTATTGATTATGCGCCAAAACCTTTACATCAAGGACTGCGTAATAGTTTTAGTAATAAAACAATCCGTACTAAATTACAAACAATATTTGATATAGTGGAGTTAATCTAATGATTAAAAAAGCAGAATGTTGGATATTCCCAACCATTATAAATGTTTATAATTTGTTAGATGTTGTTGATCTAGCAGCAGTTAACGAAAAAATTGAAGAAACCGAAGTAGTTAACACTTATCATAAGTTGTTTAATGGCAAAGGTTTAAGAAGCAACTCTTCTCAGTTTTTGGATTCAAACTTAACGCTTAAGAATGCTATTCAAGAATGCATCGATCTTTATGCCGATCAACTTGGTTTGTTTCCGTGTAAACTAACCTATAGTTGGTGTAACATATATAGAGATGGTAGTACAATAAAGCCTCATCGACACGAACTTAGTTTAATAAGTGGAGTATTTTATAGTAAAACTGATGACGAATCAGGCGAGCTAGTATTTGATAACCCGTGTCAGCCTTTTAAAGTTAATGAAATTTCTACAAGATTAACTGAATACAACAGACAAGCATTTAACTTTGAAATTTCCCCCGGGGATTTAATATTATTTCCTAGTTGGATTATGCATTATACTGAAAATAATTTTTCTAATCAACGATACGTGGTTAGTTTTGATACAGGATTAAAACAATGAGTTGGTTTATAAAAGATTTAAATTATACAAATGAGCCGTTTGCATACGCAACGGGTGTTCTTACAGATGATGAAATAAAATTAGTAGAAATATTAGCCGGCAAAAGTACTATGCAAGGCGATGGCGCTTTAGAAGGCGGTATTTCTGACGAAGCCATACGTAAAAATAAAATTTCTTGGCTCGAAGTCTGTGAAGAGTCTAAAGACCTTTACATAAAAATATCAAATGTTGTTCAGCAGCTAAATGAAAGATTTTATAGATACGATTTAACAGAAATGGAAAATTTACAGTATGCTGAATATCAATCTGATACACTAGGGCATTACACAACACACAGCGATGACGGTTACAAATATAATCTTTTTAGAAAATTAAGTCTAAGTATTCAACTGTCGGATGAATCGGAGTATCAAGGCGGAGAATTGGTATTCCATCGTTTTTCAACAAACCATCCAGAAGCCGCGCCTAAAACCAAAGGAACACTAATTCTGTTCCCTAGTTATGTACTACATGAAGTAACTCCTGTAACAGAAGGCGTGAGAAAAAGTTTAGTTTCGTGGGTAGTGGGGCCAAGATTTAAATGAGATATTATATCGATACACTATTTCCAACATTAGTATATTATTCAGACCTTAACTGTATGGATAAACTGTTTGACTATGAACTTAATGTCTTTAAAATTTTTAAAGATATTGAAAACGATCCGCATCCGTTTGGCGAAAGTAGTTTAAGCACTTCTTTTTGGCATAACGAACATGGCCACTTATACAACGATAGCAGATTTTCTGAGTTGTCTTCAACTATACGTAAGCAGGCAGTGTTATTCAGTGAAGCTTTGGGATATACTTCTTTAAAAGAAAATCAGTTAGTGTTCACAAACATGTGGGCAAACTTAATTGGACCTTACGATTATCATGCTCAACATATTCATAGTACTACTGGCAATGCCGCCATCAGTGGCGTATTTTATGTAGATGCTCCGTCTGGTGCAAAAATAAGTTTTGGTTCTCCGTATAGAGATTCATACGAACCATTTAAGCCGTGGATTGATAATCCAGCAAATTTTTCTAAAGTATCATATAATTGTGTTCCCGGAAGATTAGTTATGTTTAAATCTAATGTTTATCACGGTTACGATAGTCATAGACAAGAAAAAAACAAAATAAGTATTCCATTTAATCTATCAATTACACCGCATGCCAGTTGAATATTTTTTTCCTACACCTATATACTATTCTTTTGTAAAAAATTTAGGCTTAATTCATCACGAGGTTGATTCTCATCTTGCGTTAGTTAAAGAGATTGACTTGATAAATCCCTGGGGAGATACCGTACAAACGACATTTAAGTACGGACAGCATAATCGTGTTTTAGATAATATGCCTACTCTGCTATCAGAAATTAAAGAAAATTGTCAAAATTTTTTAGAGACAATGAACCATCAAGTTGATAGCGTTGATATTAAACAATCTTGGTGTAATGTTTCAAACAGAGATTCATTTCAACATTTTCATATACACGGAGATATGGATTTGTCAGGTGTGTATTACCATCAAACTACAAGTAATGACGGGGACATTGTTTTTAGAAACCCGTCGCTAGTAAATAGATTTCATAAATTAACATATAATATTAACAATTCTGTCAACTATAAACCAGAAATTGGTAAAATTTTATTATTTCCTAGTTTTTTAGAACATGCTGTATTTCATAATACTTCAGACGATAAACGAATTAGCATATCATTTAATATAAACGTAAATTTAAAATGACAGAAAATTACAAAATTTTACGAAATTTCTTTAAAAAAGAAAAATGTTTAGAGATGACTACTAAACTTAGTAATTTATTACAACGAGGAATTTATAGAAATCCAGATCCGTTATGTACTTTGAGTCCTGCGTTCTACGGAATATTTAATGACGAGATGATAGAAATTCAAAAAAATATCGAAACACTAGTAGGAGAAGAATTATATCCATGCTATTCGTATGCTAGAATATATCAAAAACACGATATCCTCCCGCCACATACTGACAGACCAAGTTGTGAAATTAGCCTTACCGTAACTTTAAATTATGAAAAACATACTTGGCCATTTTGGTTAATAGATCGGGGGCAAGTTACAAGTATTGAACTAGATATTGGAGATATGTTACTGTATAAAGGAACAGAAGTCATGCATTTTAGACACCCTATGCAAGGACAAGAGTTTCAATATCAAGTGTTTTTTCATTATGTTAAAAAACAAGGCAATTACGCAAATTACAAATACGACTTGAATACAAATTTACTATCAAACTTAGAAGCAGAAGAACAAAATTTCCCAGACTGGACTGATCAAAACTTTCAAAAATCAGCCGGACTGGGTCATAAATAGAGACGATAAGGATACAAATTAATATGAATACCAAACCATCTGAAATATTTTATTTAGAAAATGTACTAAGACAAAATACGTTTGATAACATTGTTGCCGAATTAAAAAAACCAATCTGGCAATACGGTAGAGTTACTAATCCCGATCTGTGGGACGAGGATACAACAGTATTTTGGCAAGCCGATTTAAGTCTAAATCACTTAGTAGGGGAACAAGCATTTTATGAAATTATCGATAAGCTGAACGAAACTGATTCTACTACACAGAATTATCAGTTTAAACTTTATAGTGCTATTGCTGGCGGTAAAACATTTGGGCTAGACGGAGGAATTCATACCGATAAAGACGTAGGATTTAACAACATGGGCGACGGATTCATGACCTTTTGTTTTTTCCCAAACAGAGAATGGAATCCAGAATGGGGCGGTGAGTTTCAGTTCTTTGATGAGGAAGGAAATATAATTGCAACATACTATCCCAAGCCAAACACATGTTTAGTATTTGATAGTAACATTCCGCACAGAGGTCTTGCACCTAATAGAGATTGTAAAAAGCTCAGGATGTACCTTTCTTTTAAAACATTTGTGAGTAAAAAATGGTATTTGGACCAAAATAACAATGATTCTTAATTTATTTTCATTACCGATATATAAAGTTAATATTTTAGATCAAATTGATACTGGTAATCTTGAAGAAAAGTTACAGTCTGAATTTGCTCGATCTTCTTCTGACCCAAGTGGTCTAGAAAAAAATGGCGGAGTAAGCACTTACGATACTAATTGTAATTTACATTTGGAAGAATATACAAAAACAATATCAAATATTGTGTTACAACATGCTAGATTATATTGGAAAGTATTAGATGTTGATCCTAGATTAGAACCTAGGATCGATCAGTGCTGGTCAAATATACATTATAATAAAAGCATTACTATAGAACATTCTCATAGTTTATATCCTATTGTTGCTACCCTATATGTAAAATCTGAAAAACATTCAGGAGATTTAGTAATGATAAATCCAATGGAGTATGGGCTAACTCATATTCCGTACGGAGTTGCTATTGAAAATAAAACAGAAACTTCTATTAAAGTTTCGACGGGAGATTTAGTATTGTTTCCAGGGTGGATTAGACATAAGACAACAGAAAATCTTTCAGATCAATCTAGAATTGTATTAAGTTTTAATATTCATTACCAGGGAACATATCTTGCGTCAAACAGTGACTATCTTGTGAATCATACGGTACATACTAGCGAAATTGATCAGTTACAGAATAAAATTTTAAAATTAGAATTTATCATAGATCATATGCAACGGAGTTTAAAAAATGATTAAAAAACCAAGAAGAATGCATTTAAATGAAAAAATACTACGTGTTCCTACGAAACTTTATGAAGAGCGACTAGCAATTTGTAAAACCTGTTACGCCTTCGATGGTGCTGGAGAAACAGGAGGTACTTGTAAAATTATAAATGTGCCTGTTACAGCTAAATGCGCTTTAAAATCTGGTGCTTGTCCGATGGGATTCTGGTCGTCTAATTATGACAATTAAAATTGGTTACTGTCCTTGGTTTGAAAAAAATAATCGAACTACAAATACTGCTCTTAACTATTATGGCTGGGCAGATTTGGCTTATTTTGATTTAGAACCGCTAGATACTTGGGAAAATTCAACAGCAAGGTATCATCAGTGTCCTGCGTTTGTAAAATATGTAAAAAATACATTTGTATTAAGAAATACAGTAGATTTAGTATTGCACTGGGACAAATATAACCAAGTAGTAAGCACAAATTTACCCAAGGATGCGGCCGATGCATTGGTAAGAACTCACTGGGGAGATTTTGATACTGACAAAGATCGCCCAATTGTTGCAATTAGTAATAGTTTTGTGTTTGTTGCAGATCAGCCAGTCTATGTTGAATTCTTACCTCCGTTTAATCATATTGATCATTCGTGGAGATTAATTCCTGGAATGTTTAATATCTTTTCGTGGCAACGTCCTGTAGTAACTACTATTGAAATGTTAACAGACGAAGTTATTCTAAAACGTGGTCAGCCCATGGCTTATATTAGATTTAGATCTGACAACCCAAGTGATAAGTTTGTTTTGAAAAAAATAGAACGTACTGAACAACTAGAACATGCTGTAAACAGTTGTCTCACGTTAAAACAATACATGCCAAAATTAAGTTGGAAAATACATAACGCTATTAACAAGTTAAGGCCTAAAAAATGGCTGTAAAGAAAATAGCGATTCTAGGTGGTGGCACTTCTGGCTGGCTAACAGCAATATTTTTTAAAAAAGTTTGGCCGGCACTAGAAATTACAGTAATTGAAGATCCAAAACATCCTCCAATTATAGCAGGAGAAAGTTGCACAGCACCCTTTGTCGACTTGTTAGATTTTTTAAATATTGACGTAAACGACTGGATTAAAAAAGTAGATGCTTTTCCTAAATTAGGGGGAAAGTTTGAAGGCTGGGGGGCCAATAATTCTGATTTTGTACAACCGTTATTTTCTTCTTATAAGAATCGGTGGGATTATAAAAATCCAGAGTTTGGCAAAGATAATGTTCTACTCAAAGGATTACTTGCTACAGGTTTACCCTTACATAAGATTACGGTGTCTGGTCATTTATTAGAAAATAATATAACACCTTTTACTTCTACTGGATTCGTAACTAGACCGATGTATCATTTTGACAGCAGAAAAAATGCAGAATATTTTAAAAATATTGGCAAATCGTTAAACATTAATCTAATTTTATCAAAATATCAGTCTTGTAAAATATCCGATAATGGGATTGAAAGTTTAACTTTAGAAGATCAAGAAGTTTGTGCAGATTTTTATATCGATTGTAGTGGATTTAATCAGTTGTTATTAAAAAAAGCATTAGGAGTTGGATTTAAAAATTTTTCTAAATATTTCCCAGCAACTAGTGTAATAGCTTGGTGGGACGAATCAGATTTAAAACCATATTCAAGAATGATTGCTATGGATTATGGCTGGCGATTTAATATAGACTTACGGTCTAGAAGTGGAAACGGCTATGTCTATGACGGGTCTTTAATTTCATCAGAACAAGCACAACAAGAAGTTGAAAGAAAACTTAATAAATCCGTTAATTTAGTTGCCAAAGCATCTTGGCAAGCTGAAATGGCTATAGAACCTTGGCAGAAAAATGTAATAGCAATAGGACTTAGTTCGGGATTTTTAGAACCGTTGGGATCAGGTGGTCATACTATGATTGCCTTGACTTTACAACTACTTTCAGAATTTTGGAACCCAGAAAAAGAAACACACGGCCATGCAACTACGCTATTAAATTCTCGATATAAAGACATTGTTGATGATACTGTAGATTTTATTTCATTACACTATCGAAATAATAGAAGTGATACTGAATTTTGGAGGAAACATTTATCGGAAGAGGCTGTTCCTCAATCGTTAAAACTAAAAATTGAACAACTTAAATCTGGAAACTTTTACGATATTGGGGTTGCATACTCTTTAGAAAATTATGCCGTAGTATTACAAGCATACGAGTTAATTGATAAATCATTGTTAGCTAATATTATTCGTTACAAAAATGAAAAGAATTTAGATCAATGCATAGAAGAATATAACTTACTAAACAATCAAGCAAAACTAATAATCAAAGACTGTATTCCTACAACAGAATGGAAAAAATTATATGATTAACAATTTAATAATTCTCGGCGGCGGAACTAGTGGACTAGTTAACGCAATTATATTAAAGTCTATCTACCAAAAACTCAACATTACTATAGTAAAGTCTTCTGATGTTGGCATCATCGGCGTAGGTGAAGGTTCAACTGAACACTGGGCTCGTTTTATGCAAGTTGCAGGAATCTCCGTACACGAACTATTAAAAGAAACGGATGCAACGTTTAAATCTGGTATCAAATTTATCAATTGGAATGGAGACGATGACTATTATTTCCATAGTGTTCACAGTCAATTTTTAACAGAAAGTTACAATGGTTCTAATAATATATATTTAAACATGATTGCAGAAGGAAAAACTCACCACGACATTATTCCTGATAACATTCATAAGTCAGTTCATTACGAACCTTTAGAGGGAACAGTCAATCAATTTCATTTCAATACCATGAAACTTAATGATTATCTCATTAAACAATGCTTAGTTAGAGATATAAGAATTATTGACGATACAGTAGACGATGTTATTTTAGATGACACGGGTCATGTTTCAAAACTAATAGGCAAGGTAGGTGAATATTCAGCAGATTTTTTTATTGATTGTAGCGGTTTTAAACGTGTTATATCTTCTAAATTAGGTGCAAAGTGGGTAGACTGTTCAGACTATCTGCCAATGAATTCAGCATTTGCATTCCCTACAGAAAAAATGGAAGATATTCCTTCACACACCCTTAGCACTGCAATGAGTTCAGGATGGATGTGGCGAATACCAACTAATGATAGATTTGGAAATGGTTATGTATATTGTGATAAATTTATTACAGACGAACAAGCTATTGCAGAAGCACAATCTGTATTTCAAAAGCCTATCAACATTGCAAAGACATTTAAATTCACTGCTGGATATGTAGATAAATTTTGGATTAAAAATTGTGTGGCTGTTGGGCTGGCTGGGAGTTTTGTTGAACCGTTAGAAGCCAGCAGTATAGGAACTTCTATTCAACAGGCATTTGGCATTGCTAATTCTTTAATAAATTACGAGGACGGTGATCAATCATTAATTGACAAATACAATTATGATTTTGAAAGTGTGGCTAAAAATATTATCGATTTTGTTCAACTACATTATATAACTAAAAGAGCAGATTCTGCTTTTTGGAAAAATTGTAAAAATTTAAAATTAACTGAATTTAATCAACAAACATTAGAGCATTTTAAAAAATACGGTCCTAATACAACTTTCTTTAGTAAGCCATATATGCTTTTTAGGGAAGTAAATTGGTTATTAGTCATGCACGGCTTAAAAATGCTCGACATAGAAAGTATAAAGAATATGATGTCACAACAAAATGACGATATATTGTTTTCAACAAACGAACTTCAAAAAGATTTTAGTAAATTTGTTGAAAAACAAACTATGATTACTCATAGAGAATGTTTAGAAATTTTAAAATCTAGAAACTCCGTTCATGTTATCAGTATGGAACAGTGATGGCAATAGAGCAAAAGTCTTTTCCAAATTACGGGTATTCGATGTCAGTTTTGCCCGACGATGTGTTATGTATAATTAAAGAAGAAATTAATAATTTACAAACTAACAGTAAAATTTATAAAAATCTAGCAGGGCATTTAGAATCGCAGCATTATCTAACAGAATCTCGAAACACATTATCCCCAATTATTCTAGAAATGGCGGCTGAGTATCTGCTTTCTTGGAATTTTAAAAACGAAGTACTTAGAAATAATCCAAAGGCAGATGTTATCTCTTTTAAATTAGATGATATTTGGGTAAATTTACAGAAAAAGACAGAGTATAATCCGTTACACGACCATTCTGGAGTTTTTAGTTTTGTTGCTTGGATCAACATACCTTACAATTTAGAAACAGAAATGAAACTGCCAAATGTCGAATCTTCAAATAACCCGCTAGCAACAACTTTTAACTTTGTCTATACTAATGTGTTCGGAGAGATTATTGCCTTGCCATTTTTTGCTGAGAAAAAACACGAAGGAACTATTATTTTTTTCCCGGCAAAGTTAAAACATTTAGTTTACCCATTTTTAACTTCAGAAGAGCATAGAATAACTATTTCAGGAAACGTGTCCCTTAACACCGCTGTATGATAATTACATATATCACCTTAGGAGACATATGAGTAACGTAAACAAAATAGTGATAGTTGGTGGCGGCAGTGCCGGCTGGATGAGCGCGGCCACTCTGATTAAACATTTTCCAAATAAAGAAATTCATGTTATAGAAAGCCCCAATGTTCCTACTGTTGGTGTGGGTGAAAGCACTATTGGGCAAATAAACGAATGGCTGCACGATCTTGATATCAAGGACGATGACTGGATGAAACAATGTGATGCCAGTTATAAGATGAGCATCAAGTTTACTAATTTCTATAAAGAAGATGCCGGTGCCTTTCACTATCCATTTGGTCTTCCTACATTTGAGGGCAAGTATTTTCCGTACGGAGTCAATGACTGGTATGTGAGGAAATCTGTTCATCCTGAGATACCGGTTTCTAATTTTGCGGACACATATTTCCCCGCAATGACATTAATTAATAAAAATAAAATTACCGACAATAAAAACAATGAAATACCAGGCTGGAACTTTGATCGAGATGTGGCCTATCATTTTGATGCGGCAAAGTTTGGTGCTTGGCTGAGAGATTCGTATGCTGTTCCTAAAGGGGTAACACATATCCCTGCTGAAGTAACATCTATACAAACAAACAGCGAAGGTGTTGAACATCTTGTATTAGATAATGGCGATAAAGTTACTGCTGATTTATTTTTAGACTGCACAGGATTTAAATCTATTATTTTAGATAAAACGATGAAGGTTCCTTTTGAAAGTTATAGTGATTTACTACCCAATAACAGTGCATGGGCTACACGTATCCCATTTCAAGATAAAGAAAAAGAATTAGAGCCGTTTACTAACTGTACTGCCATAGGTAACGGTTGGGTGTGGAATATTCCGCTATGGAGTCGAGTTGGAACTGGTTATGTTTACAGTGACGAATACATTTCGGACCAAGATGCATTAGAAGAATTTAAAGAATATTTACAAAAAGAAAGAGAAGTACCGATTCCTAAATCTGTTATTGACTCCTTAGAATTTAAAAATATTAAAATGCGTGTAGGAATACACAAAGAAATTTATCACAAAAATGTCTGTGGTATTGGGTTAGCCGCAGGGTTCATTGAACCATTAGAATCCAATGGTTTGTATACTGTTCACGAATTTTTATTAAAATTAGTTGCAATACTTAATAGAAATTCTGTAAGTCAATTTGATAAAACTGCCTTTAATGAAGGATGTAGAGGAGATTTTAGAGCTTTTGCTGAATTCGTAGCCTTACACTATGCTATGAGTCACCGGGACCAAACTCCTTATTGGCAGGCTGTGCAACATCGTGTATTTCCAAAAACTATGCAGTTGGGTGTATATGCTACATACGGAATTGACAGTCTAATACACAGAAAGTTTGTAAGCCATTTGTATGATATGGACATGGGCGGCACGTTGATGATAGCAACTGGCATGAACTTGTTTCCGTTTGACAGTAGTCTACTAAAAAGAACGCTGTTTAGAAATTCTAATACAGAATATCTGACCTACTTACAAGATGTTTGTTGGCATAAATGGGATACCGATTTAGCTCAGAGAAATGAATTTGCCGATTCTGCTCCAACACTATATCAATATTTAAAAAGCAAATATGATTAACTTTATTAAAGAGCTGTTTTCTAAAAAGAAAGAAATTATTACTTTTAGTTGCAAGGACTGGGCTATACGAAAATATTCACCAGTTGAATTAGGGGAGCAAAAATTACCTCAGGAATATTTAGATTTACCTGTGGGGAAAATTTGCCCGTTTGAAAGAAAAAATCAAAGTTATCAACTTTCAGCAAGACAATGTCCGTCAATTAATTCTTTTTTAAAATATGGATATGTTATCTCTGCTTGGTGCGATATAGAAATTAGTTTTGAAGACGATCATGTGTACATCAAATATAGTAATTTAGATTATAATCACGATGTACACACAGAAAATCAATATCAAAAAATTCTAGGTGATCAATTTGATATTAGACTAGTTATAAAAATAAACAACCCGTGGCATATAAAAACCTTAGATGGATATAGTTGTTTTTGGATGCCAATTTACTATACAAATAAGAATTATCAAGCTATTCCTGCTATAGTGGATACTGATTTGATTTTAAATGACTTACCAATTAATCTAGCATTTTTTGAAAAAAAATATACTTTGATAAAAATGGGAGAACCCTTAGTTAAAATTATTCCCTTTCGTCGAGAGCCAATTGACGCTGTAAGCAAAAAATACGACTCTGCTGATGAAAATAGATTTTTAAATATCCTAGGATTAAATGGACTTAGTAGATATAATTGGCGAGGGTTTATTACTGCAAAAAATAAGTTTAGTTTGGATAAAAAAGACTTAGACATTGAATCATGATCAACTTAGAACCTATCAATCTTTGGCCTAGTTTAATACATAAATCTGTTTATCCTGGAGATTTGACAAATATTTCTAGTAAATTTTTGACACTCTTTAATGAAAATTCAAATCATAATTTAGAAAAAAACGGTGGCAAGTCTACATACAGTACTGTAAACAACCTAATTACCGACCCAGTGTGCGGCAAACTAAAAGAATGGTTAATTGAACAAAGTAAACTAGTTTGGGATTTATCTAATTTTGTTGATCGTCCAAGACGTGTGCATAGAAGTTGGGTAAACTTACATCCTCCTGGGGCATGGACTGACGAACACGACCATGCAATGTGTCATCAAAACATTGTTGTTTATTTAAAACAACCTGAATTAGGTGGTAACATAATGTTTAAAGATCCTCTACAATACACATTTTCTGGATTTCCAAAAAATAATAAAAATGACTGGACAACATTGGAAGTTAAACAGAACGATGTAGTTTTTTTTCCTGGATTTTTACATCATAAAACAGAAATCAACTCTAGTCAAGAAGATAGAATGGTTATGACTCTAACTATATCCGTGGATATATTTGCTGATGAATAATTATAGAAACGTAACATTATTAGGAAAAATTCCACTACTCACTAGTCAGTGGTCAGAGTTCGATAACTATAAAAAAGACATTGTTGATCTTTGTTTAAAACTTGAAGTTCCTAACACGATAGAATCTAATATAGCAGTTCATGCGAAATCAGATTTGTGGGAATCGTCTTTTGATTTTTTAGAAAAACAAACAGATATTAATAATTTAAAATTATGGCTGATACAGGAATCTGCTGAATTAATCAATAATTTTAACAATAGTAATTACAGAGCAGTTATAACAGAAAGTTGGGCACATGTTACTAGAGAAAACGGATATCATAAACCTCATTATCACTGTGGCTCAACTTGGTCCGGCATTTTTTATGTTGCTGGTGAAACTAATAAAGGAGGAAGTAACAATTGGTACTTGCCTTATTACATGGAAAGACAGCCTGGGTTAGAATTTACAGATAGTATGTACACTGTTAATTGCCAGCCTGGAACATTAGTGTTATTTCCCAGTATGCTACTTCATGATGCTGATGTGTATCGAGGAACCCAACCGAGGATAGTTATTTCTTTTAATTCCATATGCTTATAATAGACGACGTTATTGTGTTAGACGATATTGTTCCTAAACAATATCAAGATTTGATAGAAACTCAAATGTTGGGTGACAATATACATTGGCACTACATGAGAGACATAACCTTTGATGTTGAAAAACTCAATGAGTTAAAGGTTACTGTTGCTAAACCTGCATTTGCTCACAAATTTTACGACAGGACTGCTGGTATTATTAGCCCCGGATATGGATTAGTATTGCCCATTGTGTACAATGCTTGCGAAAAAATTAAGTTTCACGTAAACGAAGTTATTGCCGCAAGGAGCTTTTTAACTATTCCCCTTCCAAATCTAGAAAGCGCCTTGGATCATCCGCATGTTGATAGAGAGGTTTCTCACATTGTAGTTCTATATTATGTTACAGATTCTGACGGAGATACTGTGATATATGACAAAACTTTTAGAGATGTCTCTCCTGATCATCTTAGAAAAGAAGATTTACAAATTTTTAAAAGTGTTACGCCTAAAAAGGGAAGAGCCATCGTATTTGATGGCTCTCGATATCACACTAGCACCAGGCCAACTACTGGGCACAGATGTGTAGTTAACTTTGGTGTATGGTAATTATGTTGGTGGAAGGTAATTTCCAGGATCGCCTTCTGCACCTGGCTTAGGCACAGCACTTTTAACTGTTTCAATCGACTTAAACCATTGGCCAGTAGGCGATATAGTTCCTGTATCGCGAATCTCTTTAAACAACATATCTAATTGATCTCCCATTGGAGGATACGCTCTCATTCGTTGCATATAAAATGGCTCGACTGGGTTTCCAAATTCGTCTCTAGAATGAGCGTGTGGGTCAGTAAATTCGCCAGTTTCCTCAATATAGCCCCAGCCAGTTTCACAGTTATCAGGGCAATCAACCCAGAAGAAATCTGTAGTTGTTTCAAAATCAGTTTCATCTGGTCCTAGTATTTGAGTTACTTGCCAAAATCTTTTATCAATTAATGCTCTTTTCATGTTCCTAATTCCTATTTTATTTATACTCGTAGACGATACAAATTCCGCCCTTGCCATTTCTGCCGCCTTGGCTGTTGTGTGCCGGGTTAGTTGCTGTGCCGCCTGCACCCCAAGCTGCTACATCTTGCGGCTGCTGACCTCCATGTCCACTAGGTTGGCCACCTCCAAAGAAACTTATTCCGCCATGTCCTGGAGCACCGTTACCGTTATACTGATCTTGATTATTATGGCCGCCGCCTCCACCACCCCATACATTTAGTTGCCCAGAAGATCCAAGGCCACCAAGGCCGCCGTTATGTTGTATGTGAGCATTAGCTCCTCCGCCTCCGGTAGCTGCTACAAATGCACCAAAACTAGTAGTGCCTCCACCTGGGCTAAATCCAAAGTATACTCCGCCAGCGCCACCGCCACCAACAGTAACCGTAACTGTAGTAATAGCTGTAGCATCTATTACTCTTTCAGCATAACCGCCAGCGCCGCCTGATTCGGCATACGCACGGCCTCCTCCTCCTCCTCCGCAGCAAATCACATGTAGTAATCTGACATCGGAACCAGATTTAGTATAAGTACCAGGGCCTGTAAAAGTATAGACATTTTTTATTTTTTCGCCAGCTTTCAAAATGTTTTCTCGAGCTGCATAATTGGTCATAAATGCTGTGACGGCTGTACTTTCAGGATCATCTGTTACATTTGAAACAGTTGTTCCGTTGATAACAATTGCTGTTCCTGTTGCTGCCAAAGGCGTTACGGTACCTACAGACGTTACACTCATAGAACCGCCACTTATAGCAACGTTGTTTGAAGCCTGTTTTCCTAGTGTATCAATCACTTTGGTAACAACTGCTGAGGCATTTCCTTGAAACGCTTTACCGTCTTGTACATTAATTGCAAATTCTCCTGCTATTAAAGAACCAGGTACTTGCGTTGTTGTGTTAGAATTTTTAAATTTATATTTTGGCATAATTTTTTACCTTAGTTCATATACAATACAGATACCACCACGACCAACACTGCCTTCGCCACCTGACCCGCCGACTGATCCAGTACCGCCTGCACCTGGTGCGCCATGGTCTGCTGGTCGAGGAGCACTATGATGACTATTTCTAGATCCTCCAAAGAAGCTGGAGCCTCCGCGACCCACAGCTGAATTACTAGGATTGTTTACACCATTATTGTGACCCATGCC